CGCACGTATGAATGCCCAGTCGGCCGAGGGACACAGTTCCTCGCAGACCAGCATCCGGTTGCTTTCGCGCTCGAGGTTGATCGCGAGCTTCTCGGTGCAGGCGCGGTTACCGTAGCCAACCTGGCGCAGGTAATCGAACGACGTGCCGCAGCGGGCCGCGAAGGACTCCCGGGCTTCCACCGGGATTGCGTTCAGGTAGTCGATGAGCTTCATGTCTTCGACTTTATCAATTGGTACAGTTAAAGTCAAGCGAATGCTAATTTATCAGATGCTAAAAGTGCGGGATAATTTCCGCATGAACATGTACCAACACCGGAAAGAGCGCCTTCTCGCTCTCATTGACGCCGAGTACGGCGGGGAGCGCGTGCGCTTCTGCGACAAGACAGGGCTGAGCGAATCGCGCCTGGCGCAGCTGCTATCGCAAACCTACCGCAATGGCGAGGCATTCACCGAAAAGACGGCGCGGAAGGTAGAGGCACTGGCTGACCTTCCGCCGTTGTATTTCGATCAGGGCGCGTTGCCGCCGGCGGACAACGTGGTCGAGCTGGTACCAGGTGCGCGCCGCGTGCATGAAATCGTTGAGGGCGATCCCAGCGTGACGCAGATCATGAAGGTGACGATCAAGGTCCAGGCCGGGATTACTGGGTTCCAGGTCGAACCCGAGCATCACGACGGAAAGACGATGGGAGTGCCGACCGACTGGGTGCGCGGTGAACGCTTCGTCGCCTCAGACCTGCTGGCCATCACTGTTCGCGGCGAGAGCATGGAGCCGTCACTGTTTGACGGCGATGTCATCGTCGTGAACACGGGCGACAAGAAACTTGTTGACGGCATGGTGTACGCGGTGAATTACGAAGGCGAGGTTGTCGTCAAACGCATGATGCGCGACGCGGGGATGTGGTGGCTGTCGTCGGATAATTTGGATCAGCGCAAGTATCACCGGAAGTCATGCAAGGGCGCCGAGTGCATCATTATCGGCAAGGTGGTTAGAAAAGAGAGCACCCATATTTAAGAGGCCAGCGTGAAGCAATTACTTGTAGTTGTTTTTCTTTTGCTCTCCGGATGCGGAGCATATGCAGAGCGGCAGCAGTCTGTACGCCATGCAGAGACGTATATTGCGGATAAAAAGCCGTTGGCTGAGCGCGGCGAATTAAAGTGGTCAGAGTATTACAAGGGGCTGTATCAATTCTTCGTTTGGGCAGATGCGCCTGGGGATGTTCTCAGCCGCGTGAATGACCTGTCGAGGGTGGCGCAGGACTATGAGGCCGGCTACATCACGAAAGACGACTTCGACTATCGTCGCCGTGCGGCCGAGGCCGAGAACCGATCAGCAGGGCAAGCGCGCGCCCAGCAGCAAAGCGCGGCGCAGCTCGCTCTGGCCGCCCAGATCTTGCAAGCAAGCGGGCCGCGAGTGCTCGCACCGGTGGCGCAGGCCGACTATAACTGGGCCTGGGACTTACAGCGCTCATCGAACGGCGGGCTGATCTGGGTATGTCGTGGCATCCAAAGCGGGCAGTATTCCGACCAGAATCAATGCGCTTTCAAACTCCAGTCCGATACAACTTGGCCGGGGTATTAAAAATAATCCCCGCCGTGGCGGGGAGTATGAATCCAGGGTGATGCCTGGACTGCGGACCCATCAGTCCGCTTAAGGTGACGCAGCAGACAGATCGGACATGTGTTCGGCATCCTGAAAACTGCGAGGCCGACTTCATGCACTGTGGGATGCAGTGGTGAAGCGCCAATGCTGCTGCAGCAGCACCGGCTAGCGCCCGGCAAGGCGCGATATAAATGCCGACCTAATCAGCCGGCGTGCACGCCAGCGCTAAATAGGGCAAATGCCATGTTTAAGCTGACGACCAAAGCAGTGAAGGTGGAAATCAATCTGTGGTCACTTGCGGCGCTGCTGCAAGTTGCCCTCAGCTGGATTTTCTCCTAGCGGGAAGCGGGCCGGTTACTGCCGGCCCGCTATCGCTGATCGAACTTTACACCGGATGCTTAAGGTTTACAACATCCGCCGCGGCGGGGAGTGGAAGCTGAGCTATTCTCAGAATTAACTTGAAGGGAGATTCAATGGCACTGTATAAAAATGCAAACGTCTTGAAGCACAGTACCGATGTGGCGTTCGATATGACCCACTCCCCGGGCGCGCAAGCGCCGCATCCCGGCATTTACCGATGCACGTCATGCGGCGACGAAATAGCGATCGCTGGTGGTCATGTTCTCCCTCCACAGAACCACTACCAGCACCGCCCCAGCGCCGGCCCGATCAAGTGGCAGCTGGTGGTATATGCTCAGCAGGTGAAGTGATCGGCTCATGAATGAGCCTGAGCGGGCAAATATCCTGAACTGGATACTGCCCCCATAGAACCGGCGCCAGCGCCGACAGAGCGCGCGCCACACCTCCCAGCTGGTCGGCTGGCAGCTCACATTGCATGTATTCAGCGATTTTTTGAACGCTCGGGTGCATCGTAAGTTCCATCCCATCCTCCATGCCCGCCACGCGCGGGCTTTTTTTCGCCCGTCGCTCGGGCCTGCTGCCTGAAAAATTCGGGCATGGATAAGTTTACTCTTTTTCTTTATCAAGTGCTTGACTTCATCTTTACCACTTGATAAAGTACATCCATCGCAACCGAGCCACCACGGCCAACCCGGAGAACACGATGAAACGTACCTACTGCCTGTTCGTCTACGCCACCAAAGCCGCTAAGGCTGCCGGCGAAATGGAATACACCGTTGATGCGGCTGACCTCGATGAGGCTGCCGAGATTGCAAACGCCGAGCTGGACGAGGGCATGTACTGCGTCTCGATCTTCCGCCGCACCGGCACGCCGGCGCCGATGGAATTTGTTGAAAGCCACATTCGCCCACTGGTCGCGGCTTAATCCGGAGAACACGATGGACCGCACCCAACCAACCGATGAGCAGCGCGACACCAAGATCAGCGAACTGACCGAGAAGGCCTGCGCCGACTGGACCGCTCGCGTTCAGCGCGGCGAGCAGCGCGCACTGGCCGACCTGCAGAACGTCGTGCTGGACCGCCTGAGCACTGAGCAGGCCAAGGCGATCTTTGCTGCTGCGCTGCTGGGCAAGGACACCGGCGACGCGCTGTTCGCCGCCACCGTCCAGCGCGCCATGTACGACGAATGCGAAGTGCAGGCGATCAAGCAGGTCGAGCGGATGGAAGCGCGCCGGGTTGACGAGCAGCGCGCCCAGCGCATCGAGCGCCGCGTGTTCGACCGGATGTTCGGGGTGCCTGTGTGATCAAAACGGTGCGGCGTGCCCCGAAAAGTACGCCTTGCCTTACGCGGGTCAGAAAAACGCGGATGTGGGATCAGAGCATGCCCCGAAGCCCCTTCGATAGCGCGGGACAGCCGGAGAGACGGCACACACAACCACAAGGAGAAATGATGGAACTGCTGAACAGGGAAGAAAGCGCGGTCGCCGAATACCGCCCGTTCTATGCACAGCTCGCCGAGCTGGAGCAGAAGAACGCCACGCTGTTGTTCGACTACGAATCGCCGAAGGGTAACAAGGAAGCGCGCAGCCACATCAACACTCTGCGCCTGACCAAGGGCGCCCTGGAGCGTACCCGCAAGTCGGCGAAGGAAGAGTCGCTGCGCGTGGGCCGCGCCATCGATGCCGAGGCGAAGGAAATCGGCGCCCGCATCGAAGCCATGATCACGGTGCACCAGTCGGCGGTGGACGAGATCGAGCAGCGCGAGAAGCAGCGCGTTGCCGATCTGGCCGAGCGCCTGGCGAACCTGCGCAATACCGGCGCCGGCGCCACCACCGCCGCAGCACTGGCCGATGCAATCGCCGAACTGGAGCCGCTGGTGATCGGCGACGACTGGCAAGAGTTCAAGCCGCAGGCACTGGAAGTAAAAGACGATCTCCTGCGCAACCTGCGTGTTCGCCATGCCGAGCACGTTGCAGACGAAGCCAAGGAAGCCGAGCTGGCCCGCCTGCGCGCCGAAGCTGCCGAACGTGAGCGCCTGGAGCGCGAAGCCGCCATCGTCCGCGCCGCCGAAGAGCGCGCCAAGGCCGAAGCCGCCCGCGCTGCACAAGAAGCCGAGGCCCGCGCCGCCGCCGAGCGTGAAGCCGCCGCGCGCCGCGAACTGGAATTGAAGCTGCAGGCCGAGAACGCCGAGCGCCGCCGCGTCGAAGCGGAGCAGCGCGCCGAACAGGAGCGCATCGATGCTGCCGCCCGCGCTGAACGCCAGGCCAAGGAAGCCGCCGCAGCAGCTGAGCGCCAAGCAGCCGAAGCGGTGCGCCGCGAGCAGGATCGTGTCGCCGCCGAGCAGGCAGCCGCTGCCGCCGATCTGGCGCGCCGTGAAGCGAACAAGGCCCACAAGGCGAAGATCAACCGCGCCGCGCTGGCTGCGCTGATCGCTGGCGGCCTGACCGAAGAATGCGCGAAACAGTGCGTGACCCTGATCGCATCCGGCAAGGTGCCGGCCATGTCGATCGCTTACTAAGGAGACAACATGTTCCGCTTCCTGATCTCCCAATACCGTTTTGGTTGCCGCGTCGGCTTCGGCCGCCGCTACGCCCTCCGCCGTGCAGTCGCTATGTACCGCAGCGGCTTCTAACGAAAGAATGACATGAGCAACGCATTGACCCTGATAACCGGCGAGATCAACGCCGCCCGCGAGGACTTCATGACCTTGCTGTCGGATCGCTCGATCAAGTTCGAGCAGGAAGCCGGCTTCGCCATCCAGGTGCTGAGCAACAACGATTTCTCGCTCAAGATCGCCATGAGCAACCGCGCCTCGATCGTCAATGCGGTGAAGAACATCGCGGCGATCGGCATCAGCCTGAACCCGGCGAAGAAGCAGGCGTACCTCGTGCCGCGCGGCGGCGCCATCTGCCTGGACATCAGCTACATGGGACTGATGGACCTGGCCATGGCCACCGGCTCGATCAAGTGGGCGCAGGCCGAGCTGGTGCGCGAGAACGACGGATTCGCACGCGGCCGGTTTGATCAGCCGCCTGTGCACACGTTCAATCCTTTCAGCAAGGATCGCGGCGCCATCATCGGCGTCTACGTGGTGGTGAAGACCGCCGACGGCGACTATCTGACGCACACCATGGAAATCAGCGAGGTGTACGACATCCGCGATCGCTCGGAAGCATGGAAGCGCGGCGGCGGCCCCTGGAAGACCGACCCGGGCGAAATGATCAAGAAAACGTGCGTGAAGCAAGCCTACAAATACTGGCCGAAAACCGAGCGCCTGGAGACTGCGATTCACCACCTGAACACGGACGGTGGGGAAGGGCTGGCCGACGCCGGCGCGCGCGCCGAGAGCGCCCTGGACGTCAACCCGATCATCGCCGCGGCGCTGCGCACCACCACCGACGCCGACGCGCTCAAGTTCTGGCGCGACAACAACGGCGCCTTCACGAAGCAGCCGGCCGACCACGCGAAGCTGAAAGATGCGATCGCCGGCCACCGCGCGCGCATGAAGGCTGAGCAGGAAGCCGCCGATGCCGCGCGCACCGTGGAAATGGAGCCGGCGCTTTCGCCGGAAGAGCTGGACGAACAACGCGGAGCACAGCCATGAAATTTATCGAATGCCCACAAGGAACCGCCGAGTGGCACGCCGCCCGCTGCGGCAAGATCACCGCCAGCTGCTTCGCCGACGCCATCAGCCGCTGCTCGCGCAAGTCTGGCGCGCGTGATGTCGGCGACCCGACGGCGGTAGCCGAGCGCTACGCCGCCGACCTGGCCATCGAGCGCATCAGCGGCCAGATGCACGGCGAGCCGCCGAAAGCCTGGGTGCTGGAGCGCGGCCACCAGATGGAAGCGGCGGCGCGCATGCACTACGAGGCGCGCACCGGCGCGTTCGTGACCGAGGCCGGCATCTGCGTCACCGACGACGGCCTGTTCGGCTACAGCACGGACGGGCTGGTCGACGACGATGGGCTGATCGAGGTGAAGGCGCCGATCGACAGCGCGAAGATTCTACACATCCTGGCGACCGGCGACACCAGCGAATACGACCACCAGATGCAGGGCGGCATGTGGATCACCGGCCGCGCCTGGTGCGATTTCCTGATGTACGTGCCGGACCTGGCCGCCGTCGGCAAAGACCTGTACGTCAAGCGCGTGCACCGCGACAACGCCTTCATCGACTCGATGGTCGAGCGCCTGGCCGAGTTCGACGGGCTGGTGCAGGCGAATGTGGCAATCCTGCGTGCTGGCGCGCCTGCGGCGGTGGAAGCATGAACGCCATCATCCCATACGCGCGCTTGGTCGACCTGGCCGACGCCATGCAGCCAGACCCGAGCGACCTGGAGATCGTCAAGGCCGTGTCGGAAGCCTTCGACCTGCCGCTGGGCGCCGTGATTGAGCGCCTGATCTGTGTCGACTTCGTGACCGTGCGCCGGCAGGTGACTCCATGACCGCCCGCCGCACTTTCGTCCTGGCGCATGACCAGGCTCGCAACAACGCCGCGCGCTGCGTGATGGACGCCCCGCCGGGCTTCATGGTGGTGATCTCGGAACCCGCGAAGAAGCGGATTCAGGAAGAGAAGTACCACGCCATGATCAGCGACATCGCGCGCCAAGTCGAGCACATCGGCCGCAAGTGGGACAGCGACGACATGAAGCGGCTGCTGATCGACGAGTTCGCCGACGAAATGCGTTCGGCCGGCACGCCGCTGCACCACGATGCTCGCGTCGCCCCGAGTTTTGACGGTCGCCGGATCGTCCAGCTGGGCATCCAGTCGCGCGACTTCTACGTGAAGGAAGCCGCGGCCTTCATCGAGTTTCTGTACGCCTTCGGCGCGGCGCGCGACGTGCGCTGGAGCGAGCCAGCACAACAATATCAACCTGGAGAACCTGCATGACCGAAACCGAATTCCACGCCCGCCGCACCATGCTGGCCAACGCATTCGCCACTGCCGGCGCCGAGGTGCTCGAGCACATGCCGATGGCTGCCGGCGCGCTGGTGCCGATCCCAGACACGCCGCTGTACGTCGTGGCCGGCGATCCTGCCGCTATCCGCGCGCAGCTAGACACCGTGGACCCGCAGCGCCGCATGCGCAAGGGTGAACGCCCGACCGACGAGCTGTACTGGGGCGCCGCCACCGGCCAGGCGCGCCGCTGGTCGATCCTGATTACTGAGGCAGGGCAGGGCGTCGTGGCCGACTACGGGCACCGCTTCCCCTGCGCCAGCGCGGAGCTTGAGCGCGTGGACGTGGTGGAGGTGGCCGCCCCTGCAAGCACTGTACTGACGGATGAGCGGATCGAGGAAATTTGGTCTAAAGAGTGCCCTGACGCACAAGGCTATCAAGCAGCGATGCGATTCGCCCGCGCCATCGAGCGCGAGGTCGCGGCACAAGCCGGTCAGGTAGCGGTGCCGGAAGGCTGGACGCTGGTGCGCGGTGGCGAGGACATTCAACTACGCCGCGCTGACGGCAAATGGTGCGGCTACTCGCCAGAGATTGACAGCCCGGCGCATCGACTGACCCATGAATTTCTGTCTGCAATGCTCGCCGTCCCATCGCCAGCAAAGGAATCGAAATGAGCCAATCTAACGACCCCAAGCCACGCCGGGTGAAGGCAAAGATCACTCGAACTGTTACAGAAATTGCCATCGTGCTTCTGGATCGTGACGGCAATGTCGAGGAGTACGAGGAAATGCACGAAGAGCTTGATATGCATGACATCGAGGTTCACGACATCCGCGCTGTTCTGTCAGTTCACCCGTAACCCGAAGGAATCGAAATGAGCAATCCAACTGAACTGCCGGACCTGGACAAGCTGCTGACTGCATGCCGCGTTGCGGTGGTATCGCTGGCTCACGCTGCCGAGAAGCACGGCATTTACCAGACCGACTACGAACGTTTCTTGGCGGTGGTGGAGGAATTCGCCGCTCGCCGCGCCCAGCCAGAGAGCATGGTCGAGCAGATTGCTGCCGTCCTGATGTACATGGACGACAATGGCGTTATCGCCTGGCGCGGCACTGGCGACGATGAAGAGGACGCAATTGACGAGGCGGATGCAAAAGCCCGCACGACGAGCGAGGTCGCCAAAGCCGTTGAATCGCTGCGCGCCCAGCCAGAGGGCGAAGCGCCGCAAGCCGACTGGCAATCTTATGCGCTGAACCTGCGCGCCGTGCTGGAGCGCGGTTACAAGTCGCTGGCGTCGGCGGCCATGTGCCGGACCCGCGATGGAGAGGCCGCGTGGTACGCAATGGGCGAGGCATTGAAACTGCCGATCCCAGCCGCCCAGCATGCGGAGAGCGGCGCACCGGCTGTCGTCGATGCACTGCGCGCCTACGTGAAGTTCGCAGCAACGCGGCGCGTAGAACTCGGCGCCCTGTCACCTGAAATGGAATCGGTAGATGCGCAAGCACGCGCAGCCCTCGCCGCTCAGTCCCAAGGCGCACAGGCGACGATGCGCAAATGCTCTAAGTTCGGCCACCGCTGCAATTGCGCTACAGACTGCGACCCTGACAAGCCGCATTCATCCGTCGCCGCCCAGCAAGCCGCAGCATATGGCGCGCTGCCTGTGGAGCCGCCTCGTATGACCACCGAGGAAGCGCACGAGTACCTGGTTAATTTCATGGAGCGTCATTTCACTGACAAGACATTCCACCGCTACATCCGCAACGACCAAGGCAACCGCCAAGGGCTGGACGGCGACTTCGCATGGCAGATGGCGCGCGCCCTGCGCTTGCTGGAGGCCGCACCTAGCGCCCCCGGCACACCGGAAGCGCCGAAGGATGAGCGCAAGGGCATCGAGCTGTGGCGCGCCACGCTGCGCGCATGTGGCGAACTGCCGGAAGGCTACGAGGTGCGCATCGAGCTGGAGAACGGCTGTGGCATGGCGGTCTGGTACGACGCCGAGGGCGAGCGCCACGTGATCGACGGCGAGGGCTATCTCTCCGACGACGTGAACGAGGCGGTTGATGCGGCAATCCAGCGCGCCGCCCAGCTCGACGGCGGCCAGGAAGGGAGCGAATCAAATGGCTGATACCCGAATCACCGACGCCGAGATTGCTGGCTACATGGGATGGCGCGGCCCCGGCGCGTACACGGAAGCGAGCCTGCGCAAGATCCGCCAGATTGTCGACCACGTGCTACGCGCCGAACGCGCCACCCCGCCATCGCCCAGCACCGTGTCCGAGGTGGACGAGCCATCGCTCAGCGAGAGCATCGACACGCCCGAGTTCTACGATCTGGCTGCTTCATGGAAGGGTAGCGGAAGTGACGCTACGCTCTGGTCGGACATGATCGACAGGATCAACGAGTACGCACGCCGCGAAGTAGCCGCAGCCCTTGCTTCTCGCCCTGCTGAGGTGGACGACGAAGGACTGCCGCCACTGCCAGAGAAGCGCGGCACGATCTACTGGGGCAATTATTGGACGGATTGTGCCAAGGAAGACCCTCTGGGGCGGCCACTGGCCGACGTGTTCACCGAGGAGCAGTACCGCCAAGGGCAGCGCGATGCGGTGGCGGCGGATCGGGCGCGGCGCGGAGATGGCTGGTTGCCGTTCGATACCGCACCGCGCGACGGAAGCAGCTTCCTGGCCACCAATGGAGTAATCGTTACCGCATGCAGGTACATCGATGACCCAGGCCATGTGCGCGAAGTTCGCGACATGCAGGGCCGGTACATCGACCAAGTTGAGTATGACGGATTCGATGGTTTCATGGACGAGGAAGGCGGCCTGCCAGACCTAACGCACTGGATGCCTTACCCGGCTGCACCCTCACACACCACCAATAAGGAGAATGGCTGATATGCAAAAGCAAACGATTCAGTCGAGGTACATCACCCTGCGCGAATGGGCAGCCCTGACGCTGTCGAAGATTCCGCACCAGAACACGCTGCTGCGCTGGGTGCATGATGGGCGCATCCAGCCGCAACCGGAGAAGATCGGCAAGCACTGGCAAGTGAAGCGCGATGCGCGCTATGTGGCGGACTAAAATGGGGCGCAAGCGACTGGCAAAAAACAAGGGATTCCCGCCGAACCTGTACCAGAACCCGGCGGGGTATTTCTACTACAAGAACCCAAACACGAAGCAGCAAAAGGGGCTCGGGCGCGACCGCGCGCATGCGTTTTCTGAAGCGCGCGCAGCGAACGCTGTTCTGGCGACGATGAAGCCTTCGTCACTTGCCGACTGGGTGGCCGGGAAGGTCGAATACACACTGGCCGAGTGGCTGCCGATCTATCGCGCGCTGTGGATGGAGAAGATCGAGCCGCGCCGTGCAACGCTGATCGCCAGCGACATGTATTTGCGCCGACTGGCGGAATGCGACTTCGCTGAACGGCGATTGTCGGAGGTTTCGACTTTGATGGTGGCGCAGTACCTGGAGGCGTACAAGGCCGAGCGTGGTGCGCCGTCGGCCAACCAAATGCGCTCGAAACTAAGCGACGTTTTCAGATGGGCAGAGACGCAGGGACTGATCGACGCAGGCCGGAATCCAGTCACAGCGACACGTCGGCAGAGAGCAGTAGTTGCGCGCGAGCGGATGAGCTTCGAGCAATTCCTGGCAGTGCGCGAACTTTCGCCGGTGTGGTTGCGCAACGCGATGAATCTGGCCTTGGTTACCGGCCAACGTCGCGGCGACGTTGTATCGCTTAAGTTCACCGACTGGAAAGATGGGCGCCTGCACGTGGCGCAGGGGAAGAGCGGCGGTAAAACCCGTCTAGCGCTCGACGGGCGCATTGCCATTGCCAAGTTGGGCATGTCAATCGAGGAAGTCGTGAGGCAGTGCCGGGATAATGTGGCAAGCCCCTATATGGTTCACCACGTCCGCCGTAACGGAGGTGCGACGCCGGGAAGTAAGGTAAAGATAGACCTTGTGACCGGAGCTTTCGCGACTGCGCGCGACGCCGCAGGAATCGCCCCGAAAGAAGGGCGCACGGCAATCACGTTCCATGAGATTCGAAGCCTGGCTGAACGGTTATACAGGGAGCAGTTCGGCGCGGCATTTGCGCAGGAAATTCTGGGCCATAAGAGCGCTGAAATGACCGCAAAATATGACGATCTTCGGGGGGAATGGAAGGTGGTTTCGGCCGCTTGAATTATGAATATTTTCTACGAATTTCTGTAGGCGGGGTTTGATTCGATGCTCCTCATAGAGGAGAAAGGCTGATTCTTCTTTGCTCTCGACTTCCACCCTGTTACATACAATTAGACGCCGTTGTTCAGCAGTGACACCAGCGCAGACAGTGGAACCGTCGCTGCCAGCGCCTGATACCCGGCATC